GTAGCTGTGCCGTAGGTTGGAAAAGGGGACCAACCATCGCAAAGCGCCCTTGTAAGGGCGCTCAAATTAGGCCGAGAACAGCCTCGGCCTGAGGCGCGTGCTTCTTAAAGAAGTCCGTCACCTTGGCCTGGGTGAACTTCTTGGCCTCCTCCTTGGCCTTGTCGAGAACGGCCTGGAAGATAGGGGCGCGCGCAACAGCGGCGTGCACCGAATGCTCCGCCATCGGGCTAACCGGCGACGGGGTGTAGGGCGCAGCGCTGACGAGTGCGCCGGAAACCGCGCTGATGTTGGGGATGTACTCGACGTGGTAGACCACGTCGATACTCAGCACGTCGGTGGCCGTGCCGGCAGTGCCGACACCCTCACCGTACAGCAGGACCTGTGAAAAGCCCGCTGTGGAAGCATAACCAGCGCTGACACCGCCGGCGATGAGGCTGGTGCCAGGGGCACCAACGACGAGGGACTGCTCCTTGTCCTCGCTCTTGGCCTCGAGAAACGTCTTCGCGGCTGGAGACGTCAAAGGCAGCGTGAGCTCCACGCCGCCACAAGCAATGAGCTCCGTCATGGTGAACTGGCGCGATCGCGGCATGTTCAAGAGCGTGCTGGGAAGAGACCCCGCCGTAGTGTCATAGGGGGCCTCAAGACAGTCGTACCAATCACTCTTGGTGATGTCAGACCGAGTGCAGATGGGCATCTGCTGGGTCGCCGGGACGACGGCCACATAAATGCGGCCGCCGGCATTGGTGTAGCTGACGTTCGGCTTGATGCGAACGCCCCAAGCAACCAGACGGTACGACTTGTAGCGAGCGGCAATGGTGGCCTGATCGCTAATGGCACGGCAAGTCACGCTACTGGGCAGCGTGCCAATCACAGTTCCGGCGATGCCGCCGGAAACGGCCCCCTTGCCCGAGTGGATGGACTGGAGCAAATGGGGCGTGAGGATGCAGTCAAATGACTGCGAACTGACGGCAGTCGTGCCGACCGTCCACGAAATGTGGGCGGTGTCAACGCTCGACGCCACAGAAAACGGGTCGGGAACCCGTGCACCCGCTGCCTGTTTGGCAAACGGGTGGAGGATGGCGTTGCGGTAAAGCTCTGCGCTCGAAGAGCCCCGCAGGTCAATCGGCGCCTTCATCTTAGGCGCCTTGCTCCCCTTCCGGGAGCCCGAATTGCGCTTCTGCCGCGGCGATTGCCGCAGCAGCTGCGCAACTCGCGACGCCAGGTGCTCCACCTGGCGATTGTTCGCCTGATTGCCCTTCTTCTGGTTCGGCATTGAAACAGTTGAAGCAGCTCAGACGCAATGAGAATCCAAACATGAATTCACTCACGGCTAGCAATGTCGTGAAACTCGCGGGTGAGATCACGAGTCCAATCCCCGTCCTTGACTGCGTCGCCAATGACGGACTCTAACAGGAGCTGGTCGCCGACACCAACCCCATACGCGATTGCGTAACACAGACGGGAATGATCGTCTGGCGAAGCTGCAAGGCCCCCGGCCCACCCCTCCTCATCCTTCTTACGACTCTCGTCGTCATCAAAGATGGGGCACTGGCCGAAGACCTCTGCGTATGCAGCAACGGCACGCGCGTACTGCCAAAACACCGGCACGCCGTCGAACCTGTCGTTCAACGCCCAAGCTCGTGCGGTGATTCGTCCGCCAGCATGGCGGTACGATTGCCAATCATAATTGATGGCCCAGCCGGCCTTGATCAAGGCTCGGTCCCAAGACGGCATAAACTTCCACCTGCCGTCGGCGAAGACGGCTTTGCCGCCCACGCATGGCCACGCAACGCCATCCCGCTGCCAGCCCATTGCTTCGACCTTAAGACGTTTGCCGCAACGCAAGCCTGCAGAGCGGATCCATTCTTCGGTCAAAACTCGGTGAAGCCGCCGGCGCCGGTAAGCGCGGCCGCAAATGACACCGACATTGTCGTCACCTTCGCAGATGACGACGTACTCGGAACTGTGAAGTCCCATCCAGCGACAGATCCGCCACCAAACGAATCGGCTGGTGACCCAATTCATGCCAGACGTGAAGCTGGCACCACTCAGCAAGCGCTGAACTGGCGAAAGCACAGTGCCGATGGCCGTGGTGAGGTAAACCCCGCGGCGCAAAAGCCTGGCCAAATGACCCTCGCGGTGAAGGTCCAGGCCAAGACGCGTGAGGAGCACCTGAAGAGCCGAAAAGTCCGGTCCTATGGTGTTGCCATCACGGGCCACGTCGTCAAGGCAGACGACGTAGCAATCGCCGCCGAACCGGTCGACGGCTGCCGCGACAGGCTTCCACTTGTCGCGAGTCGCAAGCCCCTTCCATGACAAACGGGACTTGATGAATGCCTCTAAAGGCAATGCCCAAGAATGGGCCATGACGGTCTCGCCGCCATCAAACTCGTGAATCACACGAGGAGGTTTGCCGAGCTTCAGTATCTCGACTTTAACCTTCAGTTTGGCCCGCAGCTGCCTGTTGACACGCTGCAAGCCGGCCACGATGTACGAAGCATACTCCGACATGTAACGCTTGGCCTTGGCGACGGACTTGAGGGCTACATAGTCCACCACCTCCTGCTCATTGTACAGGGAGGCCACAAATGGGTCGCAGGGCCACGCGTCGTAAACGCCGTTGCTCTCGTCCCTGGCATACGACGCTGCGTCACGCCATATGCCATCGTCCCACTCGTCGCGGGGGACCTGGACCGGGTGGTTTTTACCTAACCCAGCCAAAATGGAGCCCTTTGATGATGGCTCCCACACCTGCCCGTGCCCGATAATAGGACCGCAGGCTAAGGCGATAGGGCGGATGGCGTCGAAGGCACCATCGCCAAACCCCTGTGAAAATGCCAGGGCAGGATCTAAATCTACTATGCTACTAAAAATACAAGTAAACATACAAATGATCGTGACGGCCCGCGCGGTCTTGCTCCGACGCAGGTGGACCTCGCGGAACTCCACAGCGTCATCCCCACGACGCAAATGGACGCGACCGCCGGGTTTGGCCCGTCAGTTGGCTGCCGCCTTGGCGGCGCCAGTGGCCGCGGTCGCCATAGCGCCCAGGCCGATCATCGCGTTCTTGGCGCGAGTCAAAAAGTCCTCCCCGTCCGAGTCGGCCATGGCCGCAACGCTCGACAGCCCCGTGGCGACGGCGCCGGCGACGCCCGCGGCGCGCACCGTACTGCGGTACATCTTCGCCGTGAACGTGAACATGACCGCCATGAAGGAGGCCATGATAATGCCCACCGCGAAGACGGCCAGGATGGGCATAATGGCGCCGATCACATTGCCGGCGCCCCAGTTCTTGCGGCTCTCGCTGCCCTTCTTCGACACGAACTGCTTCGTGCGAACGGCGGCCCCCTTGACGGCCCCCGTGGTGCCGTTGGAGACAGTCTTGGCGCCCTGCACCGCCCACCCCTTAATGGTGGAAAAGAAGCCCGTGGAGAACTTCCCGGGCTCAACGAAAGCCTGCCACTCGGCAAGCACGCCCTCAGCAAGAGGGCCGCGCAGCGCCTTGCGGCGAAGCATGGCGCTGGCGACCATGCCCATAATCTCCTCGACCATCTCGCTCATAGGCTCGATCTCAATGTCGGGATAGTTGTCGAGCACCAGCTGGCGGATGCGCGACACCGTGACCTTCGGGTCGCGGTACTCGGCGTCAACGCGCGCAGCGATCTGCTTGGCGTTGAGCACCGTGCGCGGCTTGCGCGCAGGAACCGCATCCTCGACGCTCGAGCCGCTGGACTCCGAGCTCTCCGGGGATGCGAACGCAGCGCTGCGAGCAGCGCGCGACTTGGCCTTGAGGGCCGCGAAATCCAAAGGACGGCTGGCCGCCGTCACCTTGGCATAAGCCTCAGGGCTCAGCTTGGTGATCACCTTCACCTTGTACAAGCCGTCCATGCCCATGAACGACTCGATGTTGGCGTACACGTCGGCGCCAACATGGGGCATCGCCGCGAGCACCTCCGGGTCGAAGCTGTCCTCAGCGTACGACCAGCCCACAACGCGCTCATGGGCAGGACCATTCACCAGCTTCAGCGGCGCGTGGTAAATCGCCGACTCCTCGCCGACGATGGTCCACTTGTGGCACTCGCGGCCAAAAGCGTCCAACTCCTCGCTCTCCTCCACCTTGATCTCGCCAAAGTGCTCCCCCAGGGGAAGGTCCCAGAAGGTGAGAATGAGCTTGTCACCAACGTCATAGTTGGCAATGAGATTCTGCCAGGGCACGTAGTACCCCGCATCCACCATCAGCCGCACCTTGTGCTTCCCCATGGGGACGCACTCAGCAGGCTCAAACGTGATGTCATCGATGGTGTAACCGTGCGACTTGGCCGCAGCGGCAATCTTCGAGTCGTGGAAGTCCTTGTTGAACTTCGCCTCGAAAAGCTCCCCCATGGTGTCCGAGGGGAACCACGCACGAAGGACGGTGTCCTTGTGCTTGACCGGCGAGTAGTCACGAATAGTCTCGCCGAACTTGACCGCCTCCTCAACGTGAATCTTCTTCACGGTGCCGGCGATCAGCCGCATCGCCGTCTCCTTGGCGGTGCGGGAAATAACGTGCTTGTAGCCAGGCACGTTGGCGTCACCAGTCTTGATGACGCGAACACCGGTGATCTCACGCAAAGCCACGACCTGCAGGTCAGAGAATGCGTACCGGTAGTTGAGCGTTTTGACGCGAGTGAACTTCGCGTCAAGCTCAAAGAACTTGCCGACCTCGCCCGAAGAGGACATGGAAGCAAGCAAAGGAACCTGACTGACGCAGAC